GTCTCTACGGTCTTCTGGACGTAGATTAGAGGCTACATCAATTGCAGCCTCCAATGTTATTGGGTGAATTTCTACTTTAGACACGTCTATAATTTTTAGGGTTGTAATCTCCTTCCCATGATACACTTTGTAAATTAAATGGTCCTACTTGATTATCAGTATCTGCTTGACTAATAGTAAGTTGAAAATTATTATTTTTTTGATATATTGGTATAGTCAACTTACCTTGATTTAATGCATCTAAACGACCTGTTGCGTATCTATTTAGGGTTGTACCAGGCTGAAGAATTGAGTCATATCCACTATTTATTTTCAGTATTAAAGCTTTACAACTACTAAATTCTGATGTATTTATTTTAAGTCTATGTAATACTAAATAATCCTCACGATCTCTTTTTATAGTCTCACCTTGTTGTTGTGAATAATAAAAAATAGGAAATTCTAGACTGGTATACATAAAGAATCCTAAATAAATTGTAGCGCTAGACCAATCCCCAGATACTTTAAATGATGTTCCTTTAACAAGATCTTCAACTTTCTGTGATAACGTATACGATTTACCATCTTGTAGAAATCCAAGTGCGTATAAACCATCACTATTAAATCCATCAGTAGCTAATCCACTAGTACCTGTTTTATCAGGCCACTCACCACCATTACTATTATTACCTACAAAAGCTGCTATTTCTACTTCTGTTATATCATTATTTGTTACATCTATTTTCGGTAAAATAACATAACGATTATCTCCTATATAATTATCGACTTCAGCAGAAAACCAAAGATAGTTTGTTCCTGTATTAAATCCTCCGTGAGTACCAGAAGCTGAAGAATTTGTAGCTTTAACTCCAACAGCCTGACTCTTTGCTAAATGATTATTAGTATCGGACATAGTTAAAGTACTATGTGTACCACTTGCTGTTTTATACTTTAGAGTAATAATACCATAAGTATCCATACTACCGATAGAACCACCAGATGTATAAGAAGTATTATATGGTTGGTATAATCTAAATGCTATATTACCTAAATTTTGAATATTAGTAGTAAGGTTAACACTATAATTATTTAATCCTGCAGGCTTAGCACTATTTACAGGTATAATTTTACCAGCATCTTTCCATGTAGCACTGCCCGATGTTGGGTCAGCATCTGTACTATACTGTAAGAATAATTCTTCTGATTGTTCAGCTGGACTATAACCTGATATATCATTATGCCAATCAAAATCAGTAGTACTTGTACCATGAGTAAATGTAGTCTTATTTGTATCAGAATCGTAAACACCACCAGTCACAGTAACCCAGTTATCTAAATAAACACGATTATCTATAAAAGGATGTATGAAATTTTTGTCAAATAGAGTTGCAGTCGGATCATTCTCCTCTGTACCTTTAACTAAATTAGATCTTACTAAAAATCCATCAGAATTTAATAAGTAAAAACCATCGTCAATGATAAAACTATATCTTATACTACCAGTACTTTGTTCTCCTAAATCAAAATACCATCTAAACCATGCAGCTTGCTTTCTTTCACCATAATCTTGATATTTAAATCCATAGAACCATCTACTAGAATTTTGATAGTTAAATAATACTAAACCATTTTCAGGAGAATTTATAACATGATTAATAGTATTAGGCATCATGTTTTGTACTACCTTACTAGTTTCAATAACTACAGGTTCTCGCTCTCTCTGTACCTGTTGCATTTCCATAAATCTACAAGACCCACCAGTATTATCTACATAACCAATACTAGTACCTAATGATATAGGAGATATATTTTTATCATAACTATAATGAGATATACTTCTAAACTTAGCTGTATCTGGATTTAATACTTCAGCATCAGCTGATAATAAGAATTGTTGGTTTGTACTGAATATAACTAATCCAGCTGGAATTTCTATTCCATCGAATAAATCAGAAGGATAAGTAGAACTACTAGATATATCTATAGGATCGATAGCACTAACTGCTAGAGCTGTGTTGGCAAAGAAACTTGGAACTGCTAATTCTCCAGGTCTACTAAGTATAAGATTTTCTCCAGATAAAAGAGCTAATCTATTACGGAAGAATAATACTTTATTTATTTTAGAAGACCCATCAGCAAATGTAGGTAGAGGATTTGTATTATCATCTCCTACTATTCTTTTAGCCCAACTATTGATTTTAACTAGGAATACTATTTTATCTGTTACTCCATTAGCAGGATCACTAGTATCTATAGGTTGCCTCTGTAATATATGAGGCATGGATTCAGGATTTAGTGTATTAACTAATCCAGGTTCAGCCCATTCTTCCCAAGAACCAGAGCCATCTTTACTATTCTCACCACCAAATTTTAGATAGTAATCATCTTCATTAGCTTCTTGAGAGTTAGTTACTTTAACTATATAACCATGTTTACATTGAGTAGGTAAATCAGCTACAGTATTTATGTCCGAGTGCATTACTCGCATTAAATCCTTATTTGGAATTTGAATATTAAAAGGATTTGATGATGATAAATATATACCATTACCTATAACTTCATAACTTATATCATGGCTATTATTAATAGCAGCTAATTCTGTAGTTATACCTCCTAATATAGTATCTGAAGTGACTGCTGTATCCGCATCAAATGGGGTAGGTTCAGGTCTTACGTCTTTTATGTTTGCTTTAACATTTACTGTTTCAACCTGATCAACTCGTACCTCTAAGTTATAATTAGTTTGAGCATTCTGTAATGTAACTATAATTTTATCTCCAACATCCCAACCTTCTCCTCCATATAGTAAATCTACTGAATTAGTATACGTACACATATACTCATTAGCAGTTGTTACTGCATCATTAAAGTTACCATTTGGATTAGTACCTTGCTGACCTAAAGCTGTGATACGAAATATTAAATTCTTTTTATTAGATGCTGTATTATGAGTTACAGTACCGTCATCATTCTTTACAGACACTATACCTGTGTTTGAATTATAACTATTTTCAGATGTTACTGAATATACTTGTGTACCAATACCAGGGCAGTGTCCTGTACTACCAGAGGTATCCTGACCACCAGAAAGACTATCTGGAGAAGCAGCATTAGCTCTAGAAATTTTAAGTCTAGTAGCTACTTTGATTTGTTTTGTTGTAGCATCATTACTAATATTTAAACTATATTGTCTACCATTCTCTGTCCTTAATAAATCAATAAAAGCATAATACTTATGAAGTTCTATACCTGTTATAGGTGTTAAAGTACAATCGGTATTAGTTATTAAACCAATACCAGTAGTTGTAGAATCTGTTACAACAAATGTATTTTTATCTGTTACACTTACTACATTATAGTCATCATCTGGTGCTGAATTACTAGATCCGTCTGCTGCAAAATCAATTCTAACACTCTCATTTACACTTAATCCATGATTAGCTTTTGTTATAGTAACCGTACCAAAAGAGTATTCTAAATACTGTGCATTATTACCAGCATTAGTAATATCAATTGCAGTTCCACCTGTCGCATTAGTTGAACTAGTTGCAAGCTTAAACGTATTAGCATCTACTTTAATTATATAATACGCTGTTCCATTAGCTAATGGTGCTGCTGCTGTACCTCCGCTCTGAATATAATATACTTTATCACCAGTAGACCAGCCGTGATCAGTTAATGTTATAACATCAGTGGAAGCATTTACTGCACTTGTTGCAACTGTTTTAAATTTATTTCTATTATATTTAGCTACACTTAAAGTGGTGTCTACTACTTTAGTTCTATTAGTTAAGAATGTAGTATCATTTATAGTTAAAGCTTGGATATCTTCTATAGCTGTAGCACTACTAGGAGTCAAGTAAGATGTAATAGCTGTATGTGCTAGATTATTAGCATCATAATTAGTAGCAGTATACGTTGTACCCAACTCATCATAGTGTACAAAAATCTCATCTCCAGCAGTATGTATTGTTGTACCAGCAGAGTTTTTAATATCTTGAGTACACCACATTCTTACCTTACCATCAGAAGCTATCTGTCCTAAATAACACCCTTCATCTTCATCTCTATAGTAATGGAAAAATGTACCATTAGCCTGTACATTAGCTAGTGGATCTCTGCCAATTCTTTTACTACCACTTCTCTTTGGTAAACCTTCGACTAAATCAGGAGTGCAATTTACAATATCTCTTAACTGACCAGGAATTAATTTATGATCTGGTTGTTTAGAAATACCTAAATTATAGTTATCTATTGTTTGAGAAACTGATGCCATTATCTTCCTAGTGACCTCCAAGGTTGATATGAATTATAAGTACTATCATCAGGTAAACCAAACATAGTATGATTACCTTGATTACATTCATACTCTATCACAGTAGCTCTAGATAAGGCTTCTTGTGACTGTAGCATCTGTACTAATTGTGGATTACCTACAAGTTGTGTAGCTGCTCTAACTGAAGCTTTAGTAATTATATATCTTTTAAATGGAGATGGTAGATCTTCAAAGGATAGTAGTCTTACTATATCTAAATCTATACCATCAGATAACTCAGACCAATCATCTGTATGATCTAATTTATCATATAAGAATCCATTTCTTTTTACTACATCATAGTTACGTTTAGTCCAACCATCAGTAACATCCATCTTAAGTATATCATTACCGATAGCTATTTTATTATTACTTGAATCTGGTGTATATTTAACATGTCTTTCTGTATTAAAATGCCAGCCTTCATTCTGTACATCTACATTACAATCCCTTAATATATTATATAGAAAACCTACTTCAGGATTATTAGAAGTATCTATACTTGTTACTGGTGCTTGACCGATAGCTCCCAAGATTGCATTTACAGCGGAGAGTTCGGTCTCGGTATCAATTGTCGTGGAAGCCATAAGTTATTTGAATAAAAAAAAAAGAGGAGTCCGAAGACTCCCCTATGTACATTACCATGCAGCAGGTGCGGTAGCTGTACCAGCGTACAGTTCCACAGCAGCAGCAGGGTTAAGCCAATCTGCGCCCATTGCAAGGCGGCCAAGTATCACATCACCTTGATAAATGACTGATACGTCGCCTGACGTTACTTGAACCTGTGGTCCAATTGCTTCGACAACACCTGCAGCTTCCTTCTGGAAGATAAGCCCACAGCTATTCTCGAAATCAGAGTCACCATTACCGTAGTTGTTTACAGTCTCAGTTCTCTCGTCTTGCATTACTGCTTCGACAAAGCTACCTTTGTTTCCTGGATCAGTTGTTCCTGGGTTAGTAGCAGATGCAGTACCATACTTAGCACCGAATCTTCCGAAGTAAGGAATGTTCATTGACTTGTAAATCTTGATACCAGCAATCTCGTAAACACCCTTACCTGATTGTAGGGCATCTCCTTGCTCGTCACGGTTAACAAGATAAGCACCAAGTCCAGCACCATCTAGTCCTTTTATCAGTGCATAGTACTGGCGTGGATTTAGTACACCTACACGTCCTTCAGAACTAACTCCCTTCTCATCTAAAGCTGCAGCCGCATCATAGAATGCTGCCACGATCTTATCTGGATCTAGTGCATCAGAAGCATTAGTACCTGAAGAACCGATACGTACTTGAGTTCCACCTGGTTCTACAAAGTTAGTCTTACTTACAGGTGATGCTTTACGTGCAGCCTGTGTGATCTTACGGAAAATCTTACGGTCATAGTTCTCAGCTAGAGCATAACCAATTTTCTTAGATATTTCTCCACGTAAATCGTAGTGAGCAAGAGTCTCATCTAGCTCATACACGAAAGCTGAACTGATAAGTAGGTCATCAACTGTGATGGTCTTCTCAGCTACTGGAGGTGCATTGTCAGAGTTTCCTAATATGGACTGACCTGGAGTATGATACTCACTTGTGGTGCGACCCGTGTAGATGAACTGTAGAGATTTCCCGTTCTTTATGGTTCTCTTTGTGACTAAATCCCTTGCAATTGTATTGCGTTGGAATCCTTTGAACATCTCTCCACTAAATAGCTTAAGGAAGAGAGCTCTGCGTTCTGTTGTTGTAAAGGTAGAACCTGCCCTTGTCGCATTATCTGCACCTGGCGCGGTAAGCGAGGAGAGTAATGCACTATTTTGATGTGCCATTAATATGGAATAAGTTTATATTGACTTTCTTGCATGCAAATTGTTTGATCATTGTTGTGGTCTATCCCACCGTCTAGACGGCTAAAGGGTATCCTGCGTACAGGGCCAAGAGCCAATTAGCCAGAGATCCTACACTGAGGTGTCTCTGACCTGTTTAATTTACTTACCAATACGCTTTACTGCAGCACGAGACTTAGAAAGTATCTCACCTTTAAGAGGTACGAATCCAAGAGAAGGAGCCTTAGCCTGAGCTTTATCACTTAGCAAGTAGTTAAGTGATTGTTGAATGGCTTTAGTATTTCTACCATTGCCTTCTTCATAAGCAAGAATCCATGTCAACGTAGCGATTGGGTATGCACCCTTAGCTTTTGGGTTAGGGTTTTTACCTGCTAAATTTTCATCTAACGTAATTCCATTAAGAGCTTTAGCTCCTGACTCAGTAGATGGCTTTAAATACTCTCCAGATAAGTTTTGAAGAGCGGCAGCCTTGATTTCTCCTTTAATATATGACTGGTTTACATAACCAATTGCACCATCA